AGGCAAAGAGCAGTATTTCAAATGTCTTATCATCAACGTATCGCTGTGCACCGAATTTAATCGGACATTCGCTATACGTTTCCACATCAATACTGAGCTCCATATTTGCCTCCTTAGATTAAATCGTCATCGTCTAGGTCGCCTAAATCATCGTCACCAAAGTCACTAGCAGATACATGAACACCACCTAGGCGGTCACCGTCTTTAACTTTACGAACGCCATTTAGGCCAAAGCCTACACCTTTTTTACCGTTGAAGTTATAAGCAAAAACGGATAATGCGACCTGCGCGTACACACCGGAATAGATTTCTTCTTCGATGTCGAATTGGTCCATCTTGATTTTGTCCCGAGTGAATACGATAGGTTGTTTATCGCTATTCGCATTGATGAAGAATTTACCAGCGTATGTTTCAGGTTGGTCAGCTACTGCTTCGTCGGTATCACCGTCGCGTAAGTTTAATTTAAGGTAAGCTGCTTTACCTTCTACCTTAGCTACTGCTTTCGGATCCGCTTTAAGTTCTTCAATCGCACGTTCAAATGCTTTGATTGTCTTCTTATCTGTTTTATCGATGATGATTTGGGAACTATATTTTGCTTTGCCGTCGTCGTTTTTACGAGGTTGAGCGATGTTTGCATAGGAAAGTCTTACGATACCAGTTGTTAATTTAGCCATTGTTACGGTCTCCTTATTTGTTAATTTCAGACATTAATTTGTTTACGAGTGCTTCTAGTTTAGAAATACGGCTTTGCGCATCCTTAGCTTCTGCGATGTAGTCAGAACCTTTACCAGTCTTAAATGCAAGATTGACTGTGTATTGGTTCTCACCGCCTAGCGTAGCACCAAAGCCTAGCATGATACGTTCATTAGGTCTTGCGAATACCCCGAGCGCTACTGCATTACTGTTACGGTAGTGGCCATAAGAGATTGCATAGCTGACCTTATCATTTCTGTTAAAGTCTAATGGATGCAAGCCAGCAAGTGCTGCGGAACTTGCCCCTAACTTATTAACACGTTGGCCAAGATTGTTGACCTTGTTGTTAATGTCATTAGCTAAGCCTAAGGAACGATTTTCTAAGGTCGTGATACGACCTTCATGATTATCTGCCACATGTTCAAGGCTTCTGATATCCGCTGTATTAGCAGTTACCTTTTGGCCAAGAGAATTGATAGCAGATGTATTACCATTGATGCGGTTAGTATTGTTAGCGATTGCAGTAGTATGACCTGCGATAGCTTGTTCATGATCACTCACCACGTCGCCTAACATGTTCAAACCGATTGCCACATCTTTAATGTTTTGTTTGTTTTTAGCAATTTGTTTAGCATTGGTTTCGATTTCATCAATCGCAGCGAACAGCTGGGAGCCGTTCACAGCGTCTAATGAATCAGCGGAGATTTGGCCTGCACTAACATTCGTGAGTTGGCGGTTGTACTGAGTTACTCCGCCTGCACCAGCGCGGGCTTTAGAACCAAAACTTACTACGCTTGCCGGCTGTTCTCCGGCGAAAACGTGGCGAGTACCGTTTATAGTAATGCCGTCAACGCCAACGGCGCTATCTGTAACAGAGTTTGTTCCGATTGCCACCGAATTCGCTTGGTCAGCAATCGTATTGTTGCCGAATGCAACGGCGTCAGTGGCTAAGGATTTGGCATGAGTGCCAAATGTAAGAGCACCTTGGCCATTAGATTCGGAGTTAGAACCGAAAACTAGTTGCTCTTTGTCAGCACCGATTTTATTGTTGTATCCTACAATGGCACTTTGGCCGCCGGCCACTGTGCCGTTGTTAGCACCGATAACCACAGTATCAGCGCCGGTAACATTATTAGTTCTGCCTAATACTACAGAAGACTCGCCGGATACGAAGGCACCGTTTCCGATAGCTACACTATCGTAGCTAGAAACACGAGCCTGATTACCGATGGCTACGGTGTACTCCACCAAGCTTTCGGCGTGAGAACCAAAAGCGAAGGAGTTACGACCTGCTGCAGTAGCATTATTACCGCCGGCGAAACCATTTTCACCAGTTACAGTATTGTTTGTACCAAATGCTAGCGCATTGTTAGCGTCGATGTTATTTTGGAAGCCCCATACTGCGGAGCTTGTAGATGTTGCGGAAATAGTATTATCTGTACCGCCTACTGTGTTGTTACTAGTTGCGCCAGCTACGTTTACTGCCAACGCGGAAATTGCAAGTGCTGTTGTTAATGTTTTGTTCATCTCTTATACCTCATCTTCAAATTCATTCATCATTGTTTCAACTGTATTAATTGCTGGGCGTTTATCGCTTTCCGGTACAAGCGTAGGCTTGCCCTCCGGTTTTTCGATATATGCTTCTAAGTATTCGGCAACACCCTTTTTACCGAGTACTTTTTGTAGGTTTGTGATACCTTCGAGTTCACGTGGCTTAAAGATGTCTTCTTCCTTGTAGCCGTTATCAAGTAATGTTTTAGCAGCAGCGTCCGGATCCGTTATGGTACGTCGTGATGTACCCTCGACTAATTTATATCCAGGCCATTGCTTTTCACCCGATAATGCCTTCTCATATGCAAAGTCGTAAACACCTTTAATCCATTTTGTGATTAAATCCTTCATCGCTAGGATGTCAGATACTTCACTGTCAGTAAGTAATTGATTGAGCTTACCACCATTCTTATAGAATGTATCAAGGCAAGTATCTGCTAATGCCCGGCAGGTGTGCCGTGCTTTACAGAAGTTACAGTAATCGCAAGGAGTGCATTCGCCGATACCTTCCCAGGCACGTTGTGCGATTGGTTTGATTTCTTCGCCCCAATCTAGCAATTCTTCAAGCGCCATAGTGTCGGTAGACACACTATCAAGTCTTGGTTGAACGATCGTCATACGTACCGTTTTAATGTCATATAGGAACTCGTTTACATCGTAGGCACCTAATGCGTAGAGTCGCATTTGAGTATTTTCAACGGCGCTAACAGGAACACCCTTGCCATACTTTAGGTCGATTACTTCCAGGATGCCGTCAGCTACGATTACCATATCGCCGGTACCAAAGCCCTCAGGTACCCATCTAGAGAAGTCGAGCCGTGCTTCAATCATGGCTTCCGCATCAGAGGAACGAGCACGCGCTTCGTTTACCTTCTCTTCGCAAATGTCGACATATCGATTAACCGCTTCTATCATTTCAGCGGAATAATCATCAAGCTTAGGGGCTTTTTTGCCTTCCAGCTTATGCCGCAGAATTGATTCAGCCAGATCATGAGCTACAGTACCTTCCGCAGCATACGGAGATTGTTCATCAGGGAACATCGCTTCTAGTCTTGCTGAAGGAGTACATACAAGCCACCTGGCGCTACTTGATGCACCTAGTAAGGCGTGTTTCTTAGCCACGGCTATTCACCCATTCCATAATTTGAATACGTTGTTCATCGGTAGCAGATGTTACCTTTTCAGCGCCGATGCTATCTAAGAAGGCTTTGAATTCGCCTTTAGCTTTCGTTTTATCAGTGGCCTTTGCCATTACGTCTTTCACTGCTTCACGAGTTGCTTCAAGGCTAGGAACTTCAACTTTAGCTGGTTCTTCAGTTTTAGGTTCTTCCTTAGGTGTAGGAGCCTCTACTTTAGGTTCTTCCTTAGCAGGTTCAGCTTTAGGTTCTTCCTTAACTGGTTCAGCTTTATGAGCTTCCTTCTTAGCCGGTTTTTCGTCTTTAACTGGAGCGCCTACGATAGATTGGTATAGGTCTTTCACTTCTTGTTCTAATTCAACTGCTTTATCTACTGTGATTTTTAACTCGATCATTGTTCTGTTTCCTTTCGGCTTCACGATGTGATATACTTTAAATGGATATTTTTCTATGCGCCCTTTAGCATTGCCGTGCTTTGGGGTGCTTTTTTTTGTGCCCAGGTGCTCGCACTCATCAGGAATGCAGTAATCTCTATTAGGGCACGTTGTACAGTCTCGCAATGTCCTCAACTCCTTTCACTAGGCACGTTTGGATAAACGTGTTATTCTATTTACACACGGGTGTATGTCTTTACAGTTATCGCACACAATCCGAGGCTTACCTGTTAGGTACGACCAATTTGTGTAAGGACTTTTAATCCTTTTATTACAGAAGGAGCATCGTTTATCGTTCATACTCTTTTAACTCCTCAATCCAGTAACAAGTGAGTAACCAAAGGGTGATACCTAGTAACCCCTGGCACATACCAGTCCATAAATCAATGCGGTCTATTTCGATAGAACCTACAGTTCCTACTGCTAATATGGCTGCAATAATGCGAAGCACATAAACTACTTTCATCATGTCTACTCTCCTGTTCGCGCCTGGCATCGTTTAGCAAGCCAAGCATTAAACGAATCAACGTGGATAAGGCGTTTACCACCACGTTTACCGATTTTCGTGGACGGGAAGTCAAAATCTTGCGCCCATTCTCGGATAACGGCTTGCGGTACACTGGCAAGCTCCGCCGCTTCCGCTACTGTGATACACATCTTATTCATGGCGACCTCCTAGAATGCTAGAAGCACCAGGGATAACATCACGAATAAACTTATACCTGCGGACAAGCCCAAGGCTAAAATCCATAAGCAACAACTAGCTAGTTCTAATAATTGTTTTTTATTCATAGCTACCTCCTATCTAACTTAGGGTTGTAGTAATCGGTTTCCCAAAAGTCGTGACTTTCGGTATCGTCGACACACAACGCATAGCAGATACCAACGACTGTCGACATTTGCACTGACTTGCCATTGATAGCTCGGTTTAATGTATCCATCGAGATTTCAGCTTGTTTGATCAGCGCCGTCTTAGTCATGCCTAACTCGTTCATGCGTTCCGTAATGGATTCGCCGAACATTCTGATTACGAATTCTTTCATAACCTATCCTCCGTAACGGTTTAACCGTAATTAACTATAAAAAAATAATGTCGTCATACGTTACACCAAATACTTCTTGTATCTTTTTTATGTGAGGAACATCAGGGTAAGAGCGATTGCGCTCCCAATTCCCCCAAGTATCAACAGACACTCCAATCGCTTTAGATGCCGTAAGTTGAGACCAGTTTTTTGAAGCCCTTAACATCTTTAATGTATACTTCATAAGCTACCTCCTTTCTTGATACTCACATCTTGTTTACAGTCATCATTCTACTACGGTTTATCCGTAATGTCCATAAACTAAACTTAAACTATCGTAAAATTTCCGTAAAATATTGATTTTATTACGAAAATGTCGTAATATATAGGTATATTAATTAATATATTCCGTGTTTGAGAGGTTATTATGAGTGATTTAGGTAACAAGGCTATTATGGCCGAGAATATTCAACGACTAATGGATAGTCGCGGAATTGATCGCAATAAAATATGCGCTGATTTAGGGCTAAAGTATACTACGTTTACCGATTGGGTAAAGGGGAATACGTATCCTAGAATCGATAAAATTGAGTTATTGGCAAACTATTTTGGCGTTCCTAAATCTGAACTAGTAGAGAAATATACAGACGGCTATTACACTGACCGTGAAGCAGCCGAATTTGCTGAATACCTACGCACACGTCCAGGAGCTCGTATGCTCTTCTCTGCCGCTAAAGATATAAGTAAGGAGGATTTAGAAAAAGCAGTCGAATATATTGAGCTTTTAAAACTAAAAAACAAATAATACACAAGGGAGAGTGTTATATTGGTTGTAAATTTGATTTACTGTGACTTGCCACATGCCAACGCTGTGTCAGAGGAATGTGAAGATATAGATACTCATAATATCTATATAAACAAAAACCTCCCTCATGATCGTATGAGGGAAGAAATTAAGCACGAATTAATGCATATTATTAATGACGACTTCTATTTAGACCATCACGTTAATCTAGTAGAGCAAATGGTCCGTCGAACATGTATCGATGATGCCGAATTAGAGGCTATAGATTTCTACCATCATTATGTATCAGTATTATAAGGGATTATATAAAAGGGAGATTTTAAAATGAAAAAGGGATTAGTATTAGCAACAATATTTGCATTATGTTCAACAATGATGGTTAGCGCTAAGGAATTCAATGATGCACGTTGGCAATGGTTCTATTCCAATTCTGACTACACAGGGAAAGTCGATTTGAATACATTGTCTTATGACCCATCTACTGATACTGCCAAGACCTGGGCTGTATGGATACGAACTACAGGAATCCAAGATTTAATTTCGTATAAGATTCATTTTTCAAATAATTCATTAGATGTATTCGATAGGAATACTTATATAAATGGATCCGATGAAATAAAGAGGAATCAAAATTTCAATGGACAAAATCATGTTGCCGCCCCAGGAATGGGCGATGAAGCACTCATTGCTTCAGTAAAAGGATTAGTAGGTCGTGACGCTAAATTAGCAGACTACAAAAAGCAACAAGCCACAGACGCGCAAGCACGTGCTGAAGAAAAAGCACAGCTAGAAAAGGCACAGCAGGAAGCAAGAATTGCACAACAAAAAGAAGCGGAACGAAAAGCTAAACACGAACGCAATCGTAGCATTATCAGAGGGATTTTTGGGATATAAAACGCACAACAAAGGAGGTTCTAAATGGATCTAAAAAAGCCAGAAAACAAAGGTGCTTTGACATCGAAAATAGCGGAGCTTGCAAATAACATAAGTACGTTTTTAAAAAACATACTGGGCTCAGACCAACACAAGGCGGCCCTACTTTATTATTGGCTACGCAATTATTTGAGATATATAAAACAAGAAGAATCTTTTAATCCGAAATATTTTCCTCAATTTAAACCTGGCGACATAGTTAAAGTTGACTTCGGCTTTGGCATAGGCTCTGAATTTGGGGGCCTACATTATGCTATAGTACTGACGCCTAGTAATTCTAAAAACAGCACAGTCACTGTTGTCCCGCTACGGTCTCTAAAACTAGGTAAAGAAAGCCCCAAAACACTATATAAATCAGATGTTTATTTGGGGACAGAATTATTTACAGTCCTACTGGACAGGTCGGGAGAGATGTTAGACAAATGCGGCACCTTCATAAAGGAAGTTGAAAATACAGACCCAAAGGCGATAACTGTTAAAGATATTGCACGCTTTGAAAAACAGCTAGAGGAAGCTAAGAACCTACTTGCTAGGCACGATATAATTATGAAAGAAGTATCAAGGTTAAATGCGGGCACTGTCGCTATAGTCTCTCAAATCAGGACGGTAAGTAAAATACGCATACAAAACCCTAGATATCCTAAAGACGCGCTTTATAATATGCGAGTAGATAGGCAGGCTACTGATAAAATTCGAGCAGTTATGAAAGACTTATACAATATAAAGTAAAATTGTAATAAAGACCAAAAATTGTTGATTTTTTTTAACATCTATTCTATAATGTAAGAACAAAGGGGTTTAGCCCCAAACTAAAATCATTATAAGCGGTTTAGCCGCAACTAAAGATGAGGTCTTGTTCTTATGGAACAGGACCTCATCTTTTTTGTTTATTATAAGGATTGTAGATATGGCTAAAAAACGAACCGATGGACGCTACCAAGTATCGAAGATGATAAACGGTAAGCGTAAATACTTTTATGGCACTACCAAGAAAGCTGCCATAGAAGCCATGGAGAAATACGTAAATACAAATCAAGCATGTGCTAATTTCGATGATACAATTTCATTAAACACCTGGATTAATATATGGTTACAACTAAAGGAAAAGACTATAACCCCTGCCACATATCAAAGCTATACAGGCATTATCAATCGCTATATCAGAGATAAAATCGGCTGTGTAAAGTTAGCTGAAATTAAACCTAATACATTACGGTATGTTTTTGAATCAATGGATGGATTATCATCAAGGACTATATCCTACACCATGACAATTCTAGGCTCCATATTAGAGCAGGCGGTAAAAGATGACATCATCCCTAAAAACTATATGAAAAACATAGACCGACCAAAACAGGTTAAAGTCCGTCATATGGTAACGTTATCTGCAGATGAAGTAAAAGATTTCTTATCTAATATATCAAATACAGAACATCATGCTCTATTTAAATTAGCATTTGCAACAGGTATGCGTCGGTCTGAATTATTAGGCTTACGATGGTCGGATATCGATTTTAAGAAATCAACCATATCCATTTCACAAACAGCCCTCAAAATCGGATCTACGGCAGTTATATCCAATACAACTAAGACCACATCTTCAAAACGGATAATTGCCATTGATACGGAAACACTCCAGGAGCTTATGAAGCATAAGACGGTCATAGATAAGCGTAGAATTAAAACAATGAACTGGATTAATAATAACCTTGTATTCCCTGGTATAAAAGGCGGTCCTCGCTGTCCTGATGAAGTCAGCAAACTATGTAAGAAATACGCCAATTTAATCGGTAAGCCATCTTTTACCATGCATGGGACTAGACATACCCACGCCACCCTTCTCATCGAAAATGGAGCCAATATGAAAGCCATACAGGAACGTCTAGGGCATGCTTCATTCCAAGAAACGATGGATACCTACTCACATGTGACACCTAAAATGGAAGATGACATCGTAGAACGTATTTCTAAAATATTCTGATGTCAAAATGATGTCAAACCACGCAAGATTTTATGATGTCAAATAAAAATAAGGGCTTACAGAATTACCTGTAAGCCCTTATTTAATCAGCTTGGTGCGGTTGGAGGGACTTGAACCCTCACGAGCGTACGCTCACCACCCCCTCAAGATGGCGTGTCTGCCATTCCACCACAACCGCATGGAATACAAATGGTGCCTCAGGACAGAATCGAAC